GAGTGTCGGAAAAGCTTTCTTCATTATCATCATAACTTGCAAATGTTTTAAGATGCTTCTTATCTTTTGAATAAACATATCCTGTTGTTGTCATTAATGCTGGTTTCATAGTATCAAACTCTTTAGATGTAGCATGACCTGAATCTCCTAAAATATCCCACCACTTAATCTCGTAAAAGTAGAACTTTTTTTTGTTTATTGAAATGTGTTTGAATTTTGACTTTTTTTTTACCATCTAATGTTTTCTATGTATGTTTGATTCTACTATTGCTCTATAATATTCAAGCTGGGTTTTCAGCATTTTATTTTCTAATGACAGCTTTATCAATCTTTTTCTAGCATATCGGAATATTCTAAGTATTGCTTTCATCGTATGGTTTTATAGCTTCTTTTTTAAACTTGTGTCTTTGGTACTTTTTACCATTTTTTTCAAGAATTGTGTAATGACCCCACTCTCCTATGGTTTTATACCCATTATTCACATTCTTGCTTGACCCTATACTAATATTGGTATTAGTATTATATGTATTAGTATCAGGCGATAGCTGGTGTTCAGGTGGTTGCACATTCTCTAGGTACTGATATTTGTCATAATTTAAGCACTCAATTATACTTACTTTTCTGCTGGGGTGGTTGCTGGTGGGTGTAAGGTGGTGTATTCTTACATTAATCATCTTCCTGTTCTTTAATCTTTTAATGAAAGTTCGCATTTCAGAATAAGTGATACCCCATATCTCAGCATTTTTCCTGAGTGGGAAAATCAACTCAGCTTTTTTGATAAATATTTTGTTATCTAAAAAGTTCAGGGTCTTATCCTTATAAGTTGCCTGACTAATCATATATATCCATATTGCACATTGTTTTAAATTTTTAAATACAGGAGATTTCCAAATCTTTCTCCATACTAAAAAATATCCACTATTGCGTTCCATTCCTCTATCCTCTCTCTCAGTTTTTTTTCTAAATATTCTTCAGTACCATATCTTTCGATAAAAGCTTTTTTACCTAAATGTACTGAAATTTTACCTGTCCTATGGTGGACACTACATAATGGGAGAATCCTCGTGTGCGAGGGTCTTAGACCCATTCCTGTATGCTTTCTGATGTGATGTATCTCTGCTGGTTTAACTACACCATCAATTTGACAAGCTATACATCCATAGTCAGCTACTTGTTGCATCCACTTTCTCTCTGCTATTGTTGGTCTTTTTTTTGCCATATTATAGCTGTTTTACCATAAGGTGTTTGTTTTCTTTTACCACTATCTTCTATTAATCCAAGAAGCTGTAACTCTCTGCATCTTGCACAAACACTTGATAATGGCATCTGCAACTCATCAGATATTTCATAATTTGTTGAAGCCTGAGTCTTAACATACTCATAAACTTGTTCTCTTTTTGTCAGTTTATCTTTTTTATTAACCCAAGCTGATTTACTTGTATCTGTAAAATTATGTGCTGGATATTCCAACTCTAATTGTTTCATTTTCTCCCCTTTTTTATAACTCTACTTGCTACTCTATCAATAGGTTGTTGATAATGTACTTCTCTTGTTTTAGAAATTGTTTTTATACCTGTTGATACACTTGGTATTGCACAAATTCTTTGATCTTCTTTTTCTTTTAATACTGCTCCTAATTGCATAATTACTTCAACATCTATCTCTTTTAATTTTTTCTTAAAAAATTTGATTTTATCTGCATTATATTGTTGATTTGCATATATCATCCTATTTAATTTTTTTATTAAAAGTTCTCTTGGTAAATGCTGATTTGCAATAATGAAATTAACAGCTTTAAGTAATCCAACATTTTCTCCTTTTGCATACCAAATAAATTTATTGCAATTTATAAAATGTTTAGTTTTTCCATCTCCCTTTATCATAACAATATTGCTCCTATTACAAAGCCAAGTATGAAGCCAACAATATATTCTCTGTTATAAAGTGACCACACACTCAGCTTTTCTTTCAGTTTATTAAAATGGTGGTAAATCATCATCAAAAGATTCTTCAGCTTTTGCTACTTGTTGCATTGGCTGTTGAATTGCTTGTGCGATTGGTTTCATACCATCCACATTAGGTTGAGGTTTAAAAGGCTTAATCATAATAAAACTTAAAACCATTTTAGAGTCTCCTTGATCGTATTTATTTGGAGATTCATTGACTTCAGTTTTAGCATACCATTTGCCTGTATAACCTTGTCTTACAAAGTTTTGTACTCCCTCTGTGCTGTACCATTCATTTATCTGTGATAGCTTATATTTTTTCTTGGTTAAGCTACAAGTAAATAAACTTTTAGCATCAGCTTTGTACTCAAACTTAGGTGCTTTTTTACCTGTACTTCTTAAATACATTGTTAAAGCACAAAAGGGTGGTCGTTGTTGTTGTTGGTACGACATTAGTTGCTCCTCTGTTTATTGTATTCCAAGTTTCTTTGCTTAAAATCTTCTTCTAAGCTATTCAGATATTTACAAGCTTTGAAGCCTTTTAAGTATTTAGGCTTAATTTGAAATATCCTCATTTCAACATCCTTAACAGGGTCTTTTGGAATATTTATAACTGCTAAGAACTCCACCTTATGATCAGTTGAATCTTCAACTAATTTTTTATAGGTGTGTACTTGTATTGGCATATCAGGGTAGAAGTCCTTAGATGTTTTAAAATCTAAGATACCTGTCTTACCTTTATACTTAACTAAAGCATCTAATGTGCCACAAACATCAAGTTCTTTTGAGTAATAAGTTCTCTCAGTACCAATGACTTTGATTTTCTTACTATCCCAAAACTTTTTGAACTTACTGAACATTAATTTAAGTGGCTCTGAAGCTGGTGTAACAACTTCTTTACCATTAATATAATCTTCAGCCAAAGAGTGCATATTCGTTCCAATGTGCATAGCATTTTCTTTGATTTGCTTTACCCTATATCTAAGATCATCTAATAACTTTTGAGTCTCATCAATAGGTTTCTTATTGTACTTTTGAAGCTGTTGTAATGCTTCATAAACACAATTCTCACTCCAATACATTAACGCACCTTTACCAAATCTTTCGCCAATGATTGTAGTTACACCTTTTTTCTTGAGTCCATTTACTTTGTATCTTGAACCTCTTGCTTTACTATCGAACTCAATTTGGTTTCCATGTTTATCTTTAGTCTTGATTGTCATGCTCCCTCACTTTCCATGTTATGTTTTTATTTAAGAACTTATGCCCATTATCTATTAATGGTTTTACAAAGTAGTTTCTATCGCATTTAAGAAACTCAGCTAACTTTAACTCATTCATAATACTTACAGCATTTACACCTTTCTCGTATTTTTGAATCTGTTGGAAAGTTACTGAGATAGCTTTTGCAACTCTTGTCTGAGTATAACCACGCATAAGTCTCATCTTTCTTAATTGCAGACCATAAATCTTTTTCAAAACTTTTTCGTTTTGATCTGTTGATACACCATACAAATTTAAACTATGTGGTATCAAATGACTTATTTCTGCGATCTTATCTTCATTTTTTAGGTACATAAAATGACCATTCCTTTCTTTCTCTCTCTGTCAATCTATTGAACTGCCCTTGCCAACAAGTCCGACAGAGTAGTGACTCGTTGAAAAGGGTGCTTCCTACAAACCATGCTAATTTATCTTCTTTTTCACTAAAGCATTTAGCACAGATGAAAGCTAATTTTTTTACTTTCACAAAAGGCATAATTACTTCATTAAAGTAGTATAACTTGATGAAGCTGTTGTTACACCTGTTCCTGTTGTATTAGTTGTAGCAACACCATTGTTTCCATAAGGAATATACCTTACTTCATCTTTTGGTGTTTTTTCATGCAAAGCAACAAGTTTTTCAAGAAGATGCACTTTACTTCTTAGTGTATAGCTTTCTTCCTCTCTCAATTTTGTTCTTAATTTTTCGTTTTCTTTTTCTAAATCAGAACAATTTGATCTCCAAACATTGTTTTGTTCATTAGCAAAATCTAAATCACTTTGAAGTTTTGTAGATTTTGTTTTTAGCTTTTCGTACTCATTAGCAAGTTCGCCTTTTGTTAATTTGCTCCACAAGTACCATTTTGTTTTTTTCTTTTTCATTTTCCTCTCCTATTTTAACAAAGAATGACCACGACCATTTAAACAAGTCTTTACCATGTGCTTGTATTGAGTCTCAGCCTTTGGGCTAAGAATCCAATGGTTTATGTTGCCAAAAAATGTTGTGTTTGTTTTTGCTAATTCCTGACAAAGTATAATATCATCAGAAATTCTTTCTGCTCTTGACTCATCAAATGTTCCTGATCTTCCAACCGAGTCTATGACAGGGCTGTATTTCGAACAGGCATTTAAAAGAGTGCAAACGAGTATTGTCGTTAAGTACATTTTTTTCATAACTATGTGTCCTCTCTTTTTACACTATGGCTGGATGGTACTTGATGTTGTGTATCTTCCAAGCCAAGTTTTGTTTGTTTGACCTCAACTTCTTTAGCTTTTTCAACAAGTCTTGTTCTCTCACTATTGCCTTGTCGTACTTTGCCTGAAGCTTCGGTAATGCTTTTTCCATTATAAGCTTCTCCTATAAAGTTACTAACCTCTGTCACAGGTGTCTTGGGGTGGAAAACCACCCCAAAATCTTTATTTAATTGTTCTAACAAATTAAATGACTTATTTCTAGTCTTAATTGATAAGATCAATTTTGACTTATTTCTACCTTGAATAGTCATATAAATCCAACCTTATCTTTGATTTGTTAGCAGTACCATGATTGTAGATTCTCTCTATATTGACTATAAAGTCGTTTCTACTACCCTGATTCTTCAGCTTAGACGAGTTGTTAGATAACCTTTTGATAAATATTTTAAAGTTGAAAGTTTTATCTTTCATAGCACTTAACATAGCTTTTACAAAAGTTACCTTTTTGTAATATTGAAAATACTCGCCACAAGCATTTATCTGTTTAGCCCAAGTTTTACCTTGTTCTAAATTATCTATTACAAAGTCTCCTCGTTTAAACTCTTTTGTGATAGTGGTATTGCAATAGCCCTTACCATTTAGCATCGCAATACACTCTGCAATTCCAAACTCATAAGTTCTATGAAACCACTCCAAAAGTTGATAGTCCTTTTTACCAAGTTTGCAGTAAGACATTAAGTATTCTGAAAGAGTCCACTTTCTCGCAACAGAATTTACATTTCTTACATCTTGTAAATCGAACTTGTTTTTAACGATATAAAAGATTGGATTTCCCACAATCTTGTAAGCATCAAGTCTATGCTGTCCATCAAGAACATTCATATCTTCATCTACAATAATTGGGATTTGTAAATCCTTTTCTTTTATTGCTTCAACGAGTCTTCTAACATGAAGTTCGTTGATTGCTCTATTACCTCTTAACTTTTTAAACAAGTTATATTCAGTAGTAGAGTACACTTTACTATTAGACATTATTTGTCTCCTTTTAGGTTATTGACTAGACTTTTTTTATAAGCTTCGAACTTAGCTTCTCGTTTTTGACGATCATTCTCAGCTTTCAATCTGTTGATTTCTTTTTCTGCATCAACAGACAATGGTTTATCAATAGGCATACCACCTTGATCAAACCATCTTCCATCCTCAGTAAATCTGACTCTAGTCTTGCCTGACTTACCAAGAATTGAAATTTCTCCTATTGCTCCATCATACTCAGAGCCATCCTTTTGGATTAGATAAACTTTACCATGTATTGTGCAATAAAGCCTATCAATCCATTTGTCTTGTATGAAGTTTGATAAAACTACTTCTTTCATTATGCTCTCCCCTCTCTTATTGCATTATCAAAGTTATATTTAAAAGACCAAAAATTATGTCTTTGTTCTTTTGTAAGACTTAATAAATATTTTGCGTAATCATAGTTCTGTACTAATTTAGAGTAATCAGTATCGTCTTTTGTTAAGACAAAACCAAAATCTCTGATAGCAACAAACATAGAAACATAATTATCAAGTATTGCAGTTCTCAAATCAAAAGCATTATTTACAAATGGTAGTTCTCCTGAATTGTACCATAACTCATTTGCTCTTTCATAATCTCCAGCAACATAGCTATCCCAAGAATAACCTGTGCATTGGATTATGTATAAGCCTGTATCTTTTTCTTTGATAGACTTACAATCTTTTTCAACACTATATATTTCAAGACCTGATTGACTTGCAATAGCATCATAACAAATCTGCATTTGTTCTAATGTGTGTTTTGTTTTACTTCTTGAATTAGATAATCTTAATCTAATCTTTGGTAGTTTAGTCATTGTGTTTTCTCCTCTTAGGTTATTTGTTTTTTTCATATTCGCTATTATGTTCATACTTTCGGTTGAATTACAACCCTTAAAATAATGGCTTAAAACCTAGCTTTTTTAACATTTAATACAATTTCTAAGAGAATATTTAATGATTTATTTTAAATGGTGAATCAGCTAAAAAGGATTCGTTATGTTTTTTAAAAAATTTATGATAGAGAGAAATTAATGCGTAAGCAGAATAAGTATAATATTTTCATAACATATACTTTTAGGTTATGTGTTGGGTGGTTTCCTCTCTCTACTGCCCAACACTCTAAACAGGAGTCTTTATGACAAAAGATGATCGTGGCGATTTAGACCTTACCAAGCAAATAGAAATAAAAAACAAAGAAATAAAAACTCTTAATGATGTTGTAATCAATTTAAAAAATATTCTTGATAGTAAAGAAGCAGAAATTACAGCTAGAACTAATGTAAGCGAAAGTCATCAACAGCTTAATGGAGAACTTAGAAAAGAATTAGATGAAGTAAAAGCAGATAATAAAAAATTAGCAAAAGAAATAACTGATCTTAAAAAAGAAGCTAAAGAAATGTTGAGATACCCATGATAATATTTGGCTATCCTGTGCATCGTAAATATACAAGATTGATTTATAAATTTATTATAGCTGTAATATCAGTTATTGTTTTTGTGTTATTGATTGGTTGTTCTAAAATAGAGTTTGACCCAACAACAGGTATCTTTAGATATGTTTTACAACAGGAGATGAAATGGAAATGATGAACCTAAATAGTAGAGTGGCTTATCAAAAAATGACAGACGCAAGTAATGAGTGGTCTAAGTGGGCAGAGAAAGTAATTATTTTGGAAGAGGGTAAGAAAGCTTTGTTTAGTAAGCTGTTTTTAAAATACAAACTAGATACCAAAACAATAGTAGAAGCTGAACACAAAGCTAGAACTGACCCTGAGTATAAAACCATAATAGAAAGTTATGCTCATGCAGAGAGTCAACTTATAAAAGCAAAGCTTATGTATAATAATTTAGATCGTTATATATCTGTTAGACAAACAGAAGTAAAAAGAGATTTAACTCTTGCTGGGAAGCAAGAGGGATAACAAAATTCTTTATGTTGATATTGCTCCCTCTAGGTTTAATTACAATACATAAAGATAGACCCATCAGGGAGACTTGGTGGGTCGCTAATGAATTGTAATATCTAATCCTCTTATATCTGTTGTTTCATCTATTGGCTTTACAATGTAATTATAATCTACAAGTCTTACATCAGGATATTTAGACATATCTCTCACAAGAGCATTTAATTTATTTCTATTTGGAAGATGATCTATAAATCTTAAACAAACAAAATGGCCAAAAGGCTCATAATCCGATTCTAACTGAAATTCTACTTCTATAATAACTGCATCTATGTCCATTCGGACATATTACTTCTTTTTGTTTCTGTTTAAAACCTTATCTGTCATCTTAGTAGAAAATGTAGCTGTAAAAACAATAATTACTAAGTACCAAACTGAGTCAGGTAAATCGTTTATTATTCTTACCCATTCCTCAAAATTATCTCGTGTTTCATCAAACCAACCTGTTGATAGCATAGCAATTAACCATACCATCAATATTTCATCTTTCCAGCTTTTATCTTGTGATTTAATTCTTTGAACATCAACTTCCTTACAAGCTTGTATTTCAGCTTCTCTAATAGTTTTTACTTTTTCTGCTCTATGTTTAAAATGATCTACTACTTTTCCAGCAACCATTTTTGTCAAAGGGTTTTTTAAAATTGATAGCCACATATTATTCTCCTAATAATTCTTTTCCTAATTCTGCGTAATGTATAATTTTATCATACTTTTCTTTTAGGCTCTCTCCCTTTTTTTTCCTTACTGCGTATTTTACAATATTAGCATCTACAAAATTTAATTTATTGGCTAAAATAAACTTTAGAGGGCTACTTGGTAATTTGTAATGGTTACCACCTATTTGTCTCTCAGTAGCCTTTAAATCGCTTCCTAGAGCCTTTAATGTACCCTTTTTGTTCCTCATACAAGCTTTTTTATCCAATTTCCCTTATTATTCAATACCATAGGCAAAAGTCTTGGAATACCATCAACTATCATTCCACAACCCAAAATGAACCTTGTTTTGAAATTTTTGGCATAGGCAAAAGCTAGACTCTTTTGATTTATTAAACAGCCAACATTCATAGCAAAAAATAAATTATCAGGATTAGCCCACCAAGATACTAAAAATTTTGTATGATAATGACCTTGTACTGCTGACATTCCCATAGTCTGAGAAACTTTAAGAATATCTGCTGATCTACCATGAGTAAAAAAACATCTTTGTTTGTTTGGTAAATCAATAGTTAAATCATCAACCCATTTCCATTTCTTAGTACCTAAAAAATCTCCATAGTCTTTTAAGAACTCTTTAGACATTCCATATTTTAATGCTCGTCTATAAACTAAACTAGAGTGATTAGATTCTACCTCAATCATTTTAGGAAATATTGATTCTAATTCTCTAATGTAAATTTTTGATTGTCTTAATTCATGTCCAGCAGAATATAAATCAGGGTCATGTGTGTGCATATTGATTGCGTGAAAATCTAGTAAGTCTCCAATATTAATGACAAAATCAGGCTTATATTGTTTTTTTATTTCTCTTAAAAATTCTATTGAGTCTTTATGATGATATGGAATATGTAAGTCTGAAATAACTAAAATTCTTTTAAAGGTCATAGATAGACCTATACAACTATTTCGTGAGTAAGTAAAGTAATTGACCTAAAACCAATAGACCGATTGCACCAAGAGAATATAAAATTCTATCAATGTCTTTTTTCATGTGATGTAAATGATTTTTAATTATTAAATCTATTTTTTGATTTACTAATTTAATTCTTCCATCTATCTCTACAAATTTTTCTTTAGTTGTTTTCATTATTTTCTTTTACGACTTTTTCTTCTTAAATCAAGATCATGTTTTCTTGACCCTCTGAGGAACGAGTTGACCCTGCCAAGCGACCAACTTTGCATTGATGTTCGTGGTCTTGAACCTGATGATAAATATGCACCTTGACCTCTACGATATACTTTTTTCAGCATACCTAATGTAATATTCTTTCTACCTTTAGCTTTTGCTCTTAGTATAGAAACAACTCTTGCAGATAAAGGTTTTCTTCTAATAGCCACTTCTTGCCCTCGCCCTAAACATTGATCTTGGTATTCTTTGACCTTTTTTATAAGCTTCTGACATAGCCTTAATAAGACTTGCTCTAGCTGACCTTTTACCACCTTTTAATCCTGATAGGTATTTTTTAGGTAGATCAGTTGCTTTATCTTTTGGTACTTTTCTTCTTTTTCTTTTTTTTGCCACTTCTTCTCCTTTTACGCATTGGTCTTTTGTCTAACAAAACTGCCAATGTAGATGTTGTTGTAAATCCACTCACTTACCTACACTCCTCATAGCCCTTGTATGTGCAGTTTTAAAAGTAGCACCTTTTCTCATGGCTCTTGCCATTGATCTCATGTGTTTTAGGCTATGATGCCTAGCATGATTTTTCATGGTCTTTTGTTGTCTAGGTTTAAGACCTTTGATAATGTTTGTTATAGATGCTACTTTAACCATTATCTTTTCTTTTTACCTTTTTTCTTTTTCTTCTTTTTTTTCTTCATTCCATGTCCTGTATGATATGGCATAACTATCTCCTTTTTTTAGTTTTTTTAGTTTTCTTTTGTTTCTTCAGTATAGCTTTTTGTAAAGCCATTGGTAGTTTCTTTTGTTTTTTTGTTAGCATAGCTTCTCCTTAATTAGCAAATTTACCACCTGACCATTTAGCATCAGGTAGTCCATTTTTATATGTTTTTCCATCAAATGTTAATACTTGTTTTCTATTAGAACCCTCTTTGTAAGAACAATGAACCCAACCACTATTAGGCTCTCCATCTTTCCAAAATTCTAAAATACATTGGTCAAAATTTACATTGTTAGTAAGCCAAATAGCAACCTGTAAATTAGAGACTCCAGCGATCTCAAAATCAACTGCTTCTCCTTTTGTATGTTGTGATGTTGCTTTACTACCTATTGCTTCGCATAGTTCAGGGCTTCTATAACCTGAGGTAATAATAATTGGCTTGTCAAACTTTGCTCGTACAGGCTCTAATACTTCATAGCAAAGATCAGTTAAGTTTTTTATTTCTCCTGAACCAGCTTTATTAGTTATACCTTTTCTTGTGGCAGTTTGTGATTTTTCAAATTCTTCTAATGTAAAATGTTTGGAAAGTTGCATTAAGACTCCTATGGTTTTGTTGGAAACTCTACTGCCTGTACTTCTTCTTCTGTGGTAAGACCCTCTGTAATGTCTCTTAGTTCTTGTCTATAAGTTGTCATTTCTTCTGACATTGTATTATCTGATAAAGCTAAATAATCTGTTTCTGCTAAAAGTTTATTTCTTTTTAATCTTAAATCACTCATAGCCATTTCAAATTGACTTGGTACATTATCTTTTATTTTATTAAATTCTGTTATTTCTTCAGAAGTTAAATCTACTAAAACACCATCAACATATTTTTTCATTATTTTTTAACTCCATAAATTGTAAAACAACCATGATCAATTTGATCACTATGAAACTTAAATCTTATACCATCAATAGTCGTAGCAGTATCTCTGTAAGTTCCTGAAAAATAATTACACGCATTATATCCACTTTCTTTGCTATAAACTCCATTTCCAAAAATTGATGCTGGAGTTGTGCTATCTGTAAAATCATTACAATATATTATGCAAGAACACCCATATTCCCCACTTCCATCGCCCATTCCATTTCCGCCACCTAATAATCGTATATCACTTCCATTTGTATTATAATCTGACCTATCAGCACCACCTGTATCAAATGCTTTAGTAACATAAGCATAAGAAGATGTTAAATAAGTTCCATTTGATGCGTTTCTTAATTGACAAGTTAAAATTCTGTCGGCAACCTCAGGGTTTAATCTTGTTATTAATATTATATGACTTCTGTAAGTGCCATCAAAAACTCCGGTAGTTGCATCAGTAAATTCAACACTGAGTGTTGTTGTGGTTACATTTGTTTCTTGTAATAAAACAAGTCCACCACCAGCATCAGCAAAACTTAAAACTCCTGATGAGTTTGTTTGTAAAAATTTATCGTTTGCTGGAGCAGTAGATGGAAAAGTTAAAGTGTAAGATTGACCAGCACTATGGGGTGGAGATTTTAATTTTATTCCATGTGAATTTTGTTCGCAGTTTAATTGAATATATCCATCTGTCTGACCTGAAGTTCCTTTAGCTTCAAAACTTGGTAATGATGAAGTTGATATTGCATTTATTTTATCTCTTGTTACTGCATCGTTTTGAATCTTTGCTTCTATAACTGAATCTGTTTGTAATTTTGATGCTGATATAGTGTCATCGCTTGGTGTTCCTATATCTAAAACATTTCCATAAACCATTATAAAGTTTATGACATCTCCTGTACTTAAAGCTGATGCAAATGTGATTGTAGAGCCTGAAACTGAAAAAGAAGTTATTGGTGCTTGAATTACACCATTTAAAGATACAAGCATGTGATTTGCAGACTCAGGTGTAAAATTTACTGAACCACTTTGCATAGTGTAAGATGCTTGACCATTAACTACACTTATTGCATCTAGTTTTACAAAGTTTCCTGTTGCTGGTATTTTACCTATATAACTCATAATTAATATTGCAGAGATACACCTGTAACTCTACACTCCTTACTTACACTTTGATTTGCAAATTCTATCTTATATTTTAATTGTGTACCAGCTGTAACTGATAAATCTGCAACTGAACAACACTTAACACCACTAGAAAAATCAGGTAATGCAGTTAATGTTGCTGTGCTGTAATTTGAACCATTATCGGCACTTAATTTAAGAATCAAGTCAGAATTTAAAGCATTTGTACCAGCTTGATCTTTATAAGTTATGACAGCACCCATTTTGCTAGTAGATGAACTTGCAGTAATTGTTGAACCCTCAAAACTTCCTGTCGCACTTATTGTTGGTGCAATTACATCTCCAGCTAAAGAAATTGTATCAAGTAAAAAACTATTAGTATTTGTGTGATAAGTATGAAAAGTTAATTGAGGAAAAAATGTTGAATTAGATATAGATGTAGAAGTTGAACCACTTGGGGAACTTAAATTAAACAAAGTTGTTTCTGTTCCATCTGATGCTATTCCATACATTCTTTGGTAATTCCAATTTCCTGTTCCATTTTTTGCGTTAAATGATTGTGTTCCATTTGGTTTGAATGTTACACCACTTTTAAAACCTAAATTAATATAAACCATTCTATAAGATGCAGAACTATCATTATTACTATATTCAACGATTGATGTATCTGTATTGTCTGCGAATAAATATCCTACTAGTGTAGCTTCCATTGAATCGGTTATTGTACTTCCAGGATTATAAGTAGAATTGCTATGAAGTACAACATTACTTGCTCTTGTCATGTCGTGAGTATAGGTCGCTGTTGTTTCCCCACTTGTTCTTTTTCTAAAAGAAATTTTAGTTTCAGGATTTGCTGTATCTATATAAGTCGTATAATTTGAAGCATTAAGTGTTATTGAACTTGTTGCTGATGAAACTGCTGAGACAAATTCAGCATCATCTCTTGATGCTGTGGTCAAATTCGTTATACCTGTGCTATCTTGAAATACATCGAAACTTGCTGAATTACTATTTTGTTTTGCTAAGTTTTGATTTGCAAAAACTCTTAAACCTAATCTTGCTACATCTACTTTAACATCAGGGTCGCCACCTAATCCACTTGGTAATTCTGTGACACTTGTTAGAGCATTATTATTTAATTTAATTATAGCCATATTAATATTGTAAAGACACTCCTCTAATTCTTGCTTCCTTAACTCCTGATGATTGATTAGCAAATTCTATTTTGTATTTAAGTTGTGTTCCAGCAGTTACACTCAAATCATTTACTTTTGCCATTTTAATTCCTGTTGCAAAGTCAGGTAAAGCTGTAAGTGTAGCTGTTGAATAGTTTGAACCATTATCTGCTGAAAGTTTCAAAATTATATCTGTGTTTAAAGAATTTGTGCCTGAAAAATCTTGATATGTAAGCACAGCACCCATAGAGGAAGTTGATGCTTCAGGAGTTATTGCAACTCCCTCAAAGCTTCCTGTTGCACTTGGAGTAATTGTTTTAACTTTAAATTCTATTTCTCGTTGCCAAGGGTTATTGTTTGTTTGCGCACCTGATCTTCCTATTAATCTTAAATATCTATATGCTGTATCATTTGAGAACAATGTTTCTAATGTATAAGGTAAGCTACTACCTGTTGTAAGCCATTCAAAAGCTGAACCTAAATCTGTATAACTAGCATTGTCATTTGAACCTTGAAACTGCCAACTGCCACAAGTAGATTTAGAATCATTATAAAATTTAGCACCTACATAAATTTTTGAATTACCAGAACCTAAATCAAATAAAATTGAATTTCCCTCCATATTAGAACCTATACTATTCCAATACCAAGAACCTGTGGCATTGGAATTAAAATTTCCATTTAACCAATTACCTAAATCTCCTGACGCTATGTCCGAACCTGTTATACCACTTGCTGTTACTGAATAAGAACTTTCCCTATCTCCTGTTTCGTATGCTTCTGATTCAGTTCCAGCAAAAATAAATTCTTGAGCATTTCTTGTTGCAGTAGTTAAATTTGTAATTCCTGAACTATCTTGAAATACATCAAAGGAAGCCGAGTTAGTATTTGAAGCGTTAAGATTTTCTTGTGTGTGTACTCTTAATCCTAGTGTAGACAAATCATTTACTATTTTATTATCATCAAAAGAAGTTGCGTGTTGAGATACACTTGAACTTGATATTCTTGCATCTGCAAATGTTCCTGATGTAATTTTGCTTGTAGGCAAATCAGGTACATCGTTTGCAGAGATTGGTGCTGGTGCTACTGCTCGACCTATAAATCCCATAATAAATCCTATGTTATCTCTAAAATACTTAATGTTGCGTCTATTTTAGCTGAAACTGAACAATCAATTTTAATTATATCTGTTGTTTGTAATACATACTTACCACCTGATAAAAGTTCTAATGAACTTCCAGCTGGAATAGAAACATCTTTAACTACAAAAACTTCTTGGTTAGTTTCTGTATCTGATGTGTTTGAATCTATTTTTACTGAAGCTGTTACTGATGTTGAGTGAACATTACAAAGTGTAAGTCCAATAACAACACAAGTAGTAGATGATGGGCAAGTGTATAATGTCAATGGTGTTCCAGCCGAAGTAGGCATCGCATCATTAGTTTTAAC